ACTCGTAGTCTTGCTTGTTACCCTCGTTATCGAGGTAGTAGGCAGATTCGATAATCGGGAATAGCCCTGTGTCATCGTTGTCGGTGTCATACAGTACATAGATACGTTCGCCCTCACTCACAAACTCGTAGATGTTGTACTCGTTAGTCATTACACGTCCTCCCATAGTCCTACAGGTTCATCTTCCCAACTTGACTCTTCAACAATACTATCAATGTGAATGTTGCCTTGTTGTACTTGATCAATTAACCACTTGCGGGTCTCCTCGTTAGTCGCATTCTCTAAAAAGGTTTTGGTTTTCTTTGATTGATTGCCTACGCTTGTTAGGTCAATGGTGTATTTTTTAGCCATTATGCTACCTCCTCTTCTAAAGTTATTTCAATCGGCTCGACATTGTTTGTCATCTCATATATAAATACCCCATTATCAAGTGGGAATAAATCACGGGTGCTGAATAACTGTTCACTCGCCTCTTTAAACTCAGACTCGGTGAACCACCAATACACCTTACTGTCTACCCAATGATCAAAAAGGGCATCAAAGTCTTCAAAGTCATCGGGGTGTACTCCCACTTTGCTTGACATTCTATTCGCCGTGCCATCAAGTGATTCGTAAAATATTAGTTCTACCTCTTCCAATCTTACGTTTAATGTCTTAGTCATTACTTGTCTCCCTTTTAACATAGTCGTACATCTGGTCTGCTATCTGAGCTTTTATATCTAGCACCATCTTCAAATGGTCTGGCTCAAATATCTCAGGGTTGGTTGTAGCAATAGCCATGAGTTCTATCAGGTTGAGGTTTTTGAATCCTCCTATGCTATATTTTTTCGTTAAGTTTCTACTTGCCTTATTCCATGCTGATTCCATTATGATTTCCTCCATAAAACAATTGATGTGATATAGCTACTGCAAATCCCGTAGGCGTCCTGTATTGCTACCTCAGCCTCCCGATGGGAGGTCGCCTCCACGTAATCTGCTGACACGTAGGTGTCTTTTGCATTTCGGTAAAACACTACTCGGTATGTCCCTTTCATTTTGACTCTCCAAATGTTAATAAGTAAACTATTACTTTATTATTAAAACATGTAAGTTATAAATGTGTCAAGTATTATTTGGTCTATTCTGTGTAAGTTTACATGTGGAACAAGTCTAGTATAGGTTGACATGTAAGAGTAGGGTTGGTCGGAGGTGATAATATGTAATGTTAGGGGACGATTCTGGGGGTTCTAAGGGTATTGCTACATGTAAGCTATAAGTTTACCTTTGGAACAGATCGGCTGAAACGCTCTGATACCAAGGGATTCCGTTGTTCCAACTCTTGTGTCAACTTTTAGGCTGTTCCAAATGTAAAGTTACACAGAATCTGTGGATAACTTTGTGGATAAGTCTGCGTGTGAATGCGTGAAATCCCTTGTTACTACTACTATTACTATATTATATTATATTATATATATGTGATTAAAAAGTAATCTGTCTTAATGTTCCACCACTGCAAAATAGGGGACAACCTCTCAGTTTACATATATTTAAAGTGACACCGCGAAAGAGGCTCTTGACCTCTTGAGTAATCTCAAAAACCTCATATATACCTTGTGAGGACTGGAACATTGGCACAACGTTGTTTTTAAAGGGTTTTCTCACTTTACTTATGGAACAGAAAGTGGAACATGTAAACTTAAAGTTGGAACATGTAAACTTAGGGCTTGCATAGGTAAACTTAGCTTGACAATAAGTCAACTTTGTGTTTCCGAACGGCACATAATGAAAAAGGCGTTAGACTTTGATACCAGTTCTTCCCCCCTGCTCTAGCTGAAGCTCTCAAATTACGATAGGCACAAAATGAAACTTTAGGCAATAAAAAAGCCCACTCAATGATGGGCTTCGGAAAATCTTGAGTTCTTATCTTAGTGTGCCTTATAGCTAACATTTTTTATTTTAGTATCCCAACACGCCCGGCATGATTCACACGCTCCATTTTGTTTTGGTGCTAAACAATTATTCCCTATAGGGTCGATAGTGTGCACGGTACTTGTCAAAATGTTTTGATGTCCTTGTAGGCTTTTCGGTATTTTACTTTCTTTGTCTACATGGACGGCAGATAGTCGGATAATAAGATTTTTGGGAAAGCTTCTTTTGTATTCTTTCAACCACCCCTTAATTATTTTAGGTTCATGAGTAGGAAGCCAAAATTTTGTATTTGGCATTTTCTCGGCTATCTGTACGATTTTGTTTAACATGTTAACGCTTTGCAGATCTCCGGACGCGAACCACCGGAAATATTTATCATCTCCAATTAATTTAATAATGGCATCTACCCAGTGAATTGAATCAATGCTACGCATCCGCCTATCATACCCGGGGGCATGGTTTTCTCTATAAATAAGATAATGCGATTTTTTAGCATAACACCCATGACATACGCTTTTCGGATCATCCGCTAAAATCCCACCCGTTTTACAATCCCACGCGGATAGATTAAACGTTTTACATGGCATCTTTTTATTATCCGCTAGTTTATAATCAAGATAATCGGATGCTGATTTTTTAGTAATAAATGTTATTGGTTGTGTATTCATAGTCTTTATATCTCCAGTGTTTACTCGTTTATTATAATCTAACTTTACATATTACGCAAGTTTAAAATTTACGCGATCCCCAAAAACCCTTCGGGTATATATCAAAAAGCGTTAGACTTTGATACCAGTTCTTCCCCCCAAAAAATAAAATATAAAAAAATAGCCCAGGCCGTAATGCGCCTGAGCTACCCACTTGGAGGTGTTCGTTATACATATACGCCTATAATAAAACCAATGGCCAATGTAATTATAGTTACCATTGTACCTAATATAAGCGCCGCACCATTACATTCTTTTCTAACATAAGCGGCAACATTCTCTAGATCATTCTGGCTGTACTGTTTGTTATTCATTATTAAGTCCCCTTATTTAATTGTTATAAATTCAAAATGATTTTTAATAAAATTCTTTTCTTTTTCAGTAGCTACTTTCTCAAAATGAGGGTTCAAGAAATAATCCATTAATGGATTGACAGCTCTTGATTCATCAATCTTTGCTTTATGTTTATTTTTCATAGTTATTGAAGGGGGCTTTCACCCCCAACCCTTAGTTAGATAGTTAGTCGAGAAGTACCATGAATTCTGAGGGATAATACTCACGGAACCATGATAGTCCATCTTGCATCATGGAATACATCTCCAAGGATTCAGCCCCTATGATGGCATCGTACATCGCAACTGCCACGGGTTCTAGTTCTACAGCCTCACCTGTAAATCTATTCGATACTGATTCAGACTTAGTTCCTACATGTAGTCCTGCAAAGCTTTTTGGTATTGTAGTCATTGTGTATCTCCAAATGTATCAGTACGATGTAGTACCATAGATCTATTATGCATAACTTTACATATTATACAACCCCCTTGGAATCCCTTGGTGCGCCCGGGATCTGGAGCACCCCTATTTGACCTAAGCTTGACTCCACCCCGTACCCACCCACCAATTTTGGAAACAAGTATAAAATATATCTATATACATACTGATCCGCGTAAATCACCAACCACATATGCCAATACAGGGAGGGGTACCCCCTTACTTTACGTATACCCCCCGGTACCAAAAGTTATCCACAGGCAAAAAAATATTTTGCAAAAAATTCTCAAAAACTGGTAGACTACTTTGCATGCAATATAAAACTTCTCGAAAAGAAGCACTAGCTGCAGGGGACATCAGGTACCTAGGAGGGCCATGTAAATATGGTCATAAGGGTTTAAGGTGTACACACAACTACACTTGCGTAGAATGCAACAGAATACATACACAACAACACCAGCAAAAAATCCCCGAAAGACGACGAGAGTTACGGAAAGCATACCGGAAGAGATACCCAGAAAAAATAAAAGCTAGTCACGCTAGACACAGAGCCTACAAAATAAACCGCATACCTAAATGGATAACGCCTAAAGACATTAAGGCAATGAAAAAACTCTATGCACAAGCTACAAGAAAAACGTTAGCAACCGGAGTTAAGTACCACGTCGATCACATTATTCCTTTGAGAGGTAAGTTAGTATCCGGACTACATGTACCTTCTAACCTGCAAGTTATTTCTGCTAAAGAAAACTTAGTAAAAAACAATACTTATATATGCGAATGATTCCCACTACCTCATGCCAATACAAAACCCACTACAATGTGGGTATGAACTTAATTGAACTTACTTTCTTTCTGGCACTTATTTATACGTATTGCCAATCTATGGTAACTTAGTTATACTCTCACCTTATAGCTGCAATTAATTTATCAAAGGTGTAACAGCGACACATGAGTAAACTAAAAGTACCAAAACTATCTCCGTCTGAAGAATCTGATCTATTTGAGCCTGCCATCGTTATGCCTGCCATTGAGAGCGACGTAGAGCTACCTAACGCGCGTAAAAAAATTATTCCGGACATGACCCCTGAAGAAGAGATATATATACGCAGCCACACGATTAAAACGATTTCTGACATCAATGGGGAAAACATAGAACCCTCCTACGAACATCAAGAACAAGCCAAAGAACTTGCTCGTGAAATGATGACAAACAAAAAGATTAAACCGGAGTTTGGGCAATACCCCAACGAAACAATGGCATTCCTTGCCGGTTTAGTAGGTCAAACCAATTGCATGATTGTAGAAGAATTAGCGGATCTTAAACTATTCGTGGTGAATAACTTTGTGCAGCTGGCAGCCATGGCCAAGAATGATAGAGATAAACTAGCGGCCCTTCGTGCAATAGGAGAGATTGATGGAGTGGATGCATTTAAGAAGAAAACCGAGATTACCCATATTACTAAATCTGGAGACGATTTAGAAAGAGAACTGATGGCAACCATAGAACAACTTAAAGGTAGCATCGTTGAAGGCGAGCATGAGATTATAGATAATGATTAGTCATGATGACTTAGAGGTACTACAGAAATCATTACCTGATATGTCTGAGAGAGATAGACAAAAAAGTTTATTGTTATTAAAACAGTATCAGAAAGAAGTAACCCAGAAAAAAGGCAAGGCTAACTTCCTTGATTTTATTAAACATGTCTACCCAGACTACAAAGTAGGAGCACATCATGCACGGCTGGCTAAGTTATTTGAGGAAATCGCTCAAGGCAAAAGAAAGAGAGTTATTGTCAATATTGCACCTCGACATGGCAAGTCGGAACTCATCAGTTACCTCGCTCCGGCTTGGTTCCTTGGTAACCATCCCGCTAAGAAGGTCATTATGGCATCTCATACGGCTGATCTCGCGGTCAATTTTGGTCGTCGAGTCCGAAATCTGGTGGGTTCAGACGCGTATAAGGACATCTTCCCTGAGATTAGCCTGCAAGCGGATAGTAAGTCGGCTTCTCGCTGGGGAACGAACAAGGATGGTGAGTATTTTGCTATTGGTGTGGGTGGCGCTTTGGCTGGTCGGGGTGCCGATCTTTTCATAATTGATGATCCTCACTCTGAACAGGACGCAAAACTAGGAAAAGCAAGTGTATTTCTCCCAGCATGGGAATGGTTCCAATCTGGACCACTTCAAAGGCTTATGCCGGGTGGAGCTATTGTTGTAGTTATGTGTATGGCCGGCGATACTAAAGTCTTAATGGCGGACGGTTCTAATAAAGAACTGCGGAGTATAAGAAGGGGTGATGAGGTCGCTACATATGAAGATGGGAAAATAGCTTCTTCATCTGTACTAAACCATAAGTCAAATGGTGTTGACACGGTATATACAGTGAAAACACAATCTGGTATAATGGTCCGTGCAAACGAGAGACACCCGCTTCTTGTTAATGTAGATGGAGAACATAAATGGATAAGACTAAAGAATCTAAAAGTGGGCATGCCTCTTGTAGTAACGAAGGATGCGGTAGACCAGCGAGGTCACAAAATAAACCAGACCTGTGCGGAGCCTGCCAAGCAAAAAGAAGCTATCACAAAAAACACCCCGACATCCCATATCACCCACAAGGGCATCATGGAAAGTGGAAAAACAAAACTTGCACTCACCCCGAATGTAAGCGGTCAGCCGCTATTAAAGGACTGTGCAAGAGCCACTATAACAAAAATAGGTGGGCGGCTGGGCACAGAACAGCATCCTATAATGCTGAGGCAAGGAGGTCAAACAGACTTAAAAGTAGATATGGCATTGACCAAGACGACTATAATAAACTACTTCAAAAACAAAACGGGGTATGCGCTATCTGTAATCAACCGCCTTCTGAACAAAACACTCGCAGCCACTGGAGTAACAAATTATGTGTTGACCACGACCACGATACAGGAAAAGTTAGAGCCCTTTTATGCAATGACTGCAACCTCGCCGCCGGATATGCAAAAAAACCCTCTACAGCAGAAGCCATTGCAAAATACCTCAGATTTCATAACGGACAAAATTGAGAGCATTACTTATGCTGGAAAAGAAGAAGTCTTTGATGTACAAATAGATAGAACAGAAAACTTTATAGCCAACGGGTTAATAAGCCATAATACACGATGGTCTAAATTAGACTTGACAGGACAGATAGTTAACCAAATGATTAAGAATGACGACGTAGATCAGTGGGAAGTAGTGGAGTTTCCTGCTATTTTAGAAGATAAAATGGGTAATGAAGTCCCGTTATGGCCTGAGTTCTGGAGTATTGAGGAGCTACAAGCCCGACGTGCAGCACTTGACATACGATATTGGAACGCTCAGTACCTACAAAACCCGGTATCTGAAGAAGGCGCACTAATCAAACGGGAATGGTGGAATATATGGGAAGAAGAAGACCCACCTGCTTGTGAATTTATTATTATGACCTTAGATGCTGCGCAAGAAGCTAATAATAGAGCCGATTACAACGCATTAACGACTTGGGGAGTCTTTTTTAACGAAGATGTTAATAACTATAATATAATATTACTGAATGCAATAAAGCAACGACTAGAATTCCCAGAGTTAAAGCAACTCTGCATCGAAGAATATCGCGATTGGGAACCGGATGCATTTATTGTTGAGAAGAAGTCCAACGGTGCTGCGCTTTACCAAGAGTTTAGAAGAATGGGTATTCCAGTGGGTGAGTTCACCCCGGGGAAAGGCCAAGACAAGGTAAGCAGGGTAAATGCAGTATCGGACTTGTTCGCTGGAGGAGTAGTATGGGCACCAGATAAACGATGGGCTCACGAAGTAATAGAAGAATGTAATGACTTTCCATCAGGAGCCAACGATGATTTGGTTGACTCGACAACACTAGCACTAGCAAGATTTAGGCAGGGTGGGTTTATTCGCTTGCCAAGTGATGAGGAAGATGATATACAGATGTTTAAAGGTCGTGGTCAAAAACGCCTTTATGCAGTATAATTACCGAATTAATTTAGGGAATAGTTATGGCAGACGTAGATAAAGGGTTATATGCAGCTCCAATGGGCTTAGAGGAAATGGCTGAAAACGAAGAGGCTATTGAGATTGAGATAGAAGACCCAGAGAGTGTGACAATCACTGCTGGTGGTACTACATTAATCATTGATCCCGATGCTATGGAAGACGAGGAGTTTAGTCAAAACTTAGCGGAAGAACTGTCTGAGCAATACATGGCAGAATTATCCTCTGACTTATTAGAAGATTTTAGTAATGATGTAAACTCAAGAAAAGACTGGCTAGAAACTTATGTTGATGGCTTAGAACTATTAGGACTTAAAATAGAAGAAAGGTCCGAACCGTGGGAAGGCGCATGTGCTGTCTATCACCCACTACTCTCCGAAGCACTTGTCAAATTCCAAGCTGAAACCATGATGGAAACCTTTCCTGCTGCAGGCCCAGTGAAGACATCTATTATTGGTAAAGAAACACCTGAGTGTTTAGAAGCTGCTGCGCGAGTACAAGAAAACATGAACTACCAGTTGATGGATATGATGCCTGAGTATCGTCCTGAACATGAAAGAATGCTATGGGGTCTTGGTTTATCAGGCAATGCATTTAAGAAAGTTTATTATGATCCAACATTAGAACGTCAAGTATCACTATTTGTCCCTGCTGAAGATATTGTGGTTCCTTATGGCGCATCTAACTTAGAAACAGCTGAGCGTATTACTCATGTCATGCGCAAGACTAAACAAGAAGTATACAAGTTACAACAGATGGGTTTTTACCGTGACATAGAACTCGGAGATCCTGACTATGATTTAGATGAAGTAGAGAAAAAGATTGCAGAGCAAATGGGCTTTGATGCTACTAATGATGATAGATTTAAAATACTAGAAATGAACGTTGACCTTGACTTAGAAGGTTTTGAGGATGAAGACGATGGAGAAAAAACCGGCATTGCATTACCTTATATTGTAACGATAGATAAAGGTACTTCTGAGATATTATCTGTTAGACGTAATTGGAATCAGTTTGATGAGCAACAAAAACGCCGTGAACATTTTGTTCATTATGGATACATCCCAGGATTTGGTTTTTATTGTTTTGGTCTGATCCATTTAATTGGGGGTTTCTCAAAATCAGGAACCATGTTACTAAGACAGTTAGTAGACGCAGGGACATTATCTAATCTTCCAGGTGGTTTTAAAGCCAGAGGCTTACGTATTAAAGGTGATGATACACCAATTGGACCAGCTGAGTGGCGTGATGTGGATGCACCATCAGGAACTATCCGTGACAATTTGATGCCATTACCATACAAAGAGCCTAGCCAAGTACTTGCAGGTTTGATGGATAAAATTATTGAAGAAGGACGACGCTTTGCTTCTGCTGCGGATATGAAAGTATCTGATATGTCAGCTAACTCTCCCGTAGGTTCTACTCTTGCTATCTTAGAGAGAACACTAAAAGTTATGTCCGCAGTCAATGCGCGTATCTATTACTCAATGAAGAAAGAGTTTGGTCTACTTAAAAATATTATTAGAGACTACACCGACCCTAATTACCGCTATGATCCGGCTACAGGCACTCCCGGCGCTAAACAAGACGACTACAATAAAGTTAACCTTATTCCAGTAGCTGATCCTAATGCTGCAACGATGGCACAGAAGGTTGTGCAGTATCAAGCTGTTATGCAAATGGCACAGCAGAACCCGGATATCTATGACTTACCTGAACTTAATCGTCAGATGCTTGAAGTGTTAGGTGTTAAAAATATTAATAAGCTTATCCCTAATAAAGAAGATGTTAAGCAGGTAGATCCAGTATCAGAAAACATGAACATTATTAATGGTAAACCGGTTAAAGCATTCCTTGACCAAGATCATGAAGCACATATGGTGGTTCACTTAGCGTTTGCTAATGATCCTAAAATTAGACAACTTGTTGGCCAAAGCCAGAAAGCAGGGATGATACAGTCAGCTATGGAAGCTCATGTTGCAGAACACATTGCCTTCCAGTACCGAATAGAAATTGAGAAACAACTCGGTGTACCGTTACCTCCAAGTGATGAAGCATTACCTGTTGATGTTGAGAATGAAGTAGCTAGGCTTACTGCTCCAGCAGCAGAGAAATTATTACAGTCTAATACTGCTGAGGCTCAACAAGAAAAAGCTCAACAGCAAGCGCAAGATCCTATCTTACAAATGCAAAAAGCTGAACTACAAATTAAACAAGAAGAAGCGAAAGTTAAAGCTCAAAAAACTATGGCTGATATAGAGCTAGACAAAGCCAAGCTTAAATTTGAAATTGATAAAGCTACTGTTAGCGCACAAAAAGATGTGATGTTAGAACAAGCTAGAATGGAAACACAGAAAGAGATTGCTGGGGCTCAAATAGGTGCTAAAGCAGAGATGGAGCAGAAACAAATAAATACTAAAGAAGTATTAGAAGGTGCAAAATTAGGCGCGGCAGCTGTTAATAAACAAAAAGATATTAACCTCCGCGAAAAAGAATCTCAGTTGCGTAATACAACTAAGGTAAAAGAAACAAAACTCAAGGACGATAACATCAACTAAACGAAAGGAACATCATGAAAGAAACGCTTATGCTTCTATCAACCCGGATAGAAGAAAGACGCAAAGAGTTATTAGAAAGTATGGGTGCAGGAACTGCTAAAGATTTTGGTGGTTACCAACACGCGTGCGGCGAAGTTCGGGGATATCTAATAATACAAAATATGATTTCAGAAGCTATTCGTACGCATGAACACGAAGAAGAAAATTTTGATAGCAGCCCAACGGACAGCGTGGTGAAAAAATGAATAACACCATCGCAACTCCAGACAAAAAAATAGTCTCCATTTCAGGAGCTCCTATTAAAACAAAAAACACATCCACTAAAGAAGGCGTTAAGCTAACTGAAGAAGAGGCTATAGCGAAAGCAGCAGCTCAACTTCCTGACGTTAAAGGCTATCGTATTTTATGTATGGTACCTGAAGCAGAAGAAGCTTATGAAAGTGGCTTAATTAAATCCGATTCTGCCAAATATATAGAGGAACATTCTACAGTTGTTTTATTTGTTATGCAGTTAGGTGATCTTTGTTATAAAGACGAAGCTCGTTTCCCTACAGGCGCTTGGTGTCAAGAAGGTGACTTCGTTATCACACGTGCTTACGCAGGGACTAGAATCAAAATTCACGGAAAAGAATTCCGCATTATAAACGACGATACCGTAGAAGCAGTGGTCGATGACCCTCGTGGCTACGAACGCGCATAGGAGAATAGCATGGCTGAAATAATTAATGAAATGCCTGATGAACTAGAAATGGAAGGTGATGAATTAGAAGTAGATTTAGACGAAGGTAAAAAAGAGACTAAAGGTACAAAGTCTACTGCTGATGTAGAGCGAGTACAACAAGCACCTAAGCAAGAAGAAATGGAGTTAGAAATTGAAGAGGAAGACGATACCCCTCCTGAAGATAGGAACAAAGAACCTTTACCAGAAAAAATAGTTAAGGAACTTGAAGAGGATAATCTAGAAGACTATTCGGACCGCGTTAAACAAAGGATGGCTCAGCTTAAAAAAGTTTATCATGATGAACGTCGTGCTAAAGAAGAAGCAGGTAGGGAAAAGGAAGAAGCCATTGCTTATGCACAAAAGGTGTATCAGCAAAACCAAAAGCTTCAGACCACATTAAGTTCAGGTGAAGAAGATTACCTTAAAACATTAATAGGCTCTGCTGAAAAAGAACTTGCTTTAGCTAAGCGCGATTATCGAGAAGCTTATGATTCTGGAGATACAGATAAAATTGTTGAGGCTCAAGCTTTAATGAACAGTGCTCAATATAAATTGTCACAAGCTAGTAACTTGAAGCCACAATATAAGGCTTCACAAACACCTCAAAATAGTGTACAGTCACCACAAGAAGTGACTCGACCTAGAGCACCCCAACCAGATGCCAAAGCTCAGGCTTGGCAGGCCAAAAACCAATGGTTTGGTAAAGACGAAGAAATGACATCTTTAGCTTTAGGAGTTCACGAAAGATTAGTCAGGAGTGGAATACAACCTACTTCTGAAGAATACTACCTTCGTATAGACGAAACGATGCAAAAACGATTCCCCGAGAACTTTGAAATTGATCTCGTGGAAACTTCGTTGGAACCGGGAAGACCCGCCCAACGCAAACCTTCGAATGTAGTTGCTCCGGCCTCGCGTAGTACCGCGCCTAGAAAAGTACGTTTGTCTAAAACACAAGTTGCTTTTGCTAAGAAGCTTAAGTTAACTCCGGAACAATATGCAAGAGAAATGATAAAATTGGAGAACGCAAATGGATAAAGTTATCAAAAGAACTGACCGAGATTTAGAAGTAAGAGAAGAAAGCCTAAAAGTAAAGAAGTGGCAACCTGCATCATTACTGCCCGAATTTAAACAGCAGCCAGGTTTTGACTATCGATGGATTAGGATTTCCTTACTTAATGAACCCGATAACATGAACGTCTCTTCAAAAATGCGTGAAGGCTGGGAACCGGTGCGGCATGCGGATCACCCAGAGATATTAATACATAGAAACCCTAACTCTCAGTACCAAGAAGGTGTTGAAATTGGTGGTTTATTACTATGTAGAGCTCCTTCCGAGTTGATGGACCAAAGACGAGCGTATGTAAATGAAAAAACACGTGCTCAAACTGAAGCAGTAGACTCATCATATTTGAATCAAAATGATCCACGTATGCCTAAGTTTGCTGAAGGTCAGGAAAATGGTCGATCGTTTGGTAAGGGAAATAAGTAAAAATAATTAGGAGAAACAATCATGGCTTCAACAGCTAGTCCTTACGGACTTAAAGCGGTAAACCATGTAGGCGGTACCCCATATGCGGGTTCTACACGCTTACTATCGATTGCTTCTGGATACGCTACAAATCTTTACAACGGTACTATCGTTCAAATTGGAACAGACGGAACAATACAACTAATGCCTAGCATTGGTTCAGCCGCTGATCCTTTTGACGCAGGTACAATTGGTGTATTTGTAGGATGTACATATTCAGATCCAGTCACAAGTGTATTAACATTTAATCAGTATTGGCCAGCAAGCACAGTAGCAGCAGATGCGAAAGCATACGTTGTTGACGATCCTGATGTAGTATTTATGGTTCAAGCTGATGCAGCAGTTGCACAAACAGGTTTAGGTGGTAATGTACCTTTAGCTGAAGTGCAATCTGGTACAACAGGATCAACAGTAAACGGTAATTCTGATATTGCAGCAGATGCTACTTATGCAGCTACTGACGGTATTGCATTACGAATTGTTGATTTTGTAGATTCACCAACTTCAACCGTGGGCGATGCGTTTACAGACTTACTCGTTAAGTTTAATCCTGTAGCACATTCATATACTAACCCTACTGGTGTAGGCGATTAATTTTAGGAGAATAAAACATGGCAATTTCAAGAGCCCAGCTCCTAAAGGAGCTATTACCAGGACTTAACGCGCTATTCGGTTTAGAGTATGCACGTTATGGCGAAGAGCATAAAGAGATTTACGAAACTGAATCTTCAGACCGTTCTTTCGAAGAAGAAACAAAACTAGCTGGCTTCGCTGCAGCACCTCTGAAATCTGAGGGAGCAGCAATTGCGTATGATAACGCACAAGAAGCTTTTACAGCACGTTACAACCACGTGACTATTGCTTTAGGATTCAGTTTAACTGAAGAAGCAGTTGAGGATAATCTATATGATTCATTGTCAGCTCGTTATACTAAAGCACTTGCACGATCAATGGCTAACACTAAGCAAGTTAGAGCGGCTAACGTTCTTAACAACGGCTTCAATGCCGGCTTTGCAGGTGGTGACGGTGTATCATTGTTTAACGCAAGCCATCCATTAGTATCAGGTGGTGTTAACAGTAATACACAAGGTGTTGCTACAGACTTGAACGAAACAGCATTGGAAAATGCAGTTATTCAAATCGCAGCATGGACCGATGAGCGTGGCTTACTAATTGCGTCTAAACCACGTAAGTTAGTTATTCCACCAGCACTTCAGTTCGTTGCAACTCGTCTATTAGATACAGAGCTTCGTGTAGCTACTGCAGATAATGACATCAACGCATTAAGAACTAATGGTGCAATTCCAGAAGGTTATACAGTAAATCACTTCTTAACAGACGGTGACGCTTATTTCCTAACAACTGACGTTCCTAACGGTATGAAGCATTTTGAAAGAACACCGCTTACTACTTCTATGGACGGAGATTTTGATACTGGCAATGTACGTTACAAAGCCCGTGAAAGATATTCATTCGGTTGGTCTGATCCATTAGGTATGTGGGGTTCAGCAGGTGCATAACTTGCTACTCTCTAGCGCTTAGTTTTCATAGTTCTGAGCGCTATCCTCCTGAAAAACCCGGCACCTCTCAGCTGGGTTTTTCTTTATCTAAAACTCATGAATATGCTTAGGGCACAAACTAAATAGATAGATATAATTCTCTTATCAGCTTCATGCTGAAATCTAACTTAAGGAGATTCTATTATGTGGACAACACCATCAGCAACAGAAATGAGATTTGGTTTCGAAGTAACCATGTACGTAATGAACAAGTAAGTGATATAATTGTTTAACGGGGAGCATTTAACGCTTTCCATTAAAACTTATTATCTATCCGGTCCGGTGGCTTGGAAACAGCCTGAGCCGTTTAAAAGAGATAATATTTTAAAAGAACCAACACTAAGGGGCTTCGGTCCCTTTTTTGTTGTATAATAATGTAAAACCGTGTACCATTAATTATCTGGGTAAAACCAGCTTATCATGACTGCCCCAGCAGACGCATACACGACAGATAAGCTTAACTTTGTATGGAGAAATTCAAATGTCTAGAACCACATTTTCAGGACCAGTCGTGTCCCAAAACGGCTTTATCACAGACCACGCAACAGCCTCATCAATTAATGCAACTGCAGTAGCAACTGCGGCACAAGTAGCCACAGGTTATATTGATTCAACATCCGCAGCAGCTACAAGTATTACATTTCCAACTGGAACTCTTTTAGGCGCTGAATTACAAGCAACTGCAGGAACAGTTTTTGAATTAGTAGTTGATAACACAGGCGGTGCATCGCTCGTAACAATGGTAGTTGGAGTTAACGCAATTATGTCAGACGCTGCTACTACTACTGCAGCCTCTTTCGGTGATTTAACTATTGCCTTCGGCGTTACAGGTATGGCTCGGTATACTTTATTATTTAGTAGCGCTACTGCTTATACAATAACCCGTACTGCTTAATAGGAGAACGATATGCAAGGAGATATTTGGGCAGTAAACCCCTCCGTAAGTGCTACGTTCTATAGAGCGGCTGATTCTATTGCAGGTGCTGGTGCTATTACACTGTTAACAACAGACGCGGGTCCTAACGGCGTTGGATATAAGATACTTATTACTTCCGCCGGTGATGATACAGGAATTACTTTCACTGTCACAGGCACAAAAGTGGGCAACTTAACAAGTCATGTACCCGCAGTTGAAGTTATTACTGGCGCAAACGCAACGACTGCTGCCTCTACAAACTATTGGGCATCAGACATTAGTATAGTAGCTAGTGGCGCATCAGCAGGGGATGTTAGTATAGGCACTACAGGCGATGTAGCGCTACCTAGAACCCGCATTAAGGCCTTCTATGTATTATGTAGTGCGTCTGCGGGAAGTTTAAAAGTTAATATAAATGGTCTTACCACCGGTAATAAT